GCTTTTGAAAACAGATATCATCGACACGTCCACTTCCACGACGAAACTCTATTCGTCAAGCAAAATCGATGCCACGTATCAAAAGAAAACGACAGCTCCGGCTAATGCTTTGCTCATGCCCGATGCCAATGGTAATTTAGTCGACAGCGGCATCACGCCGGCATTCATTAGCGCCTGCTGCCAACAAACCAGCAACGCCACTACAGCTGTAGCCAATGCCTTATTAAAAAGTGATATCGTCGACACGACAACGTCCACTAGCAAACTTTATAGTTCTTCCAAAATCGATGCCACCTTTCAAAAAAAGACGACAGCGCCGGCCAACGCAATCTTGGTTCCCGATGCCAGCGGCAACCTAGTGGACAGCGGATTGACACCAGCCGGTATTCAAGCGTGTTGCACGCAAGCTGCCAGTGCTGCCACCAATTCCTTATTGAAAACCGATATTGTCGACACGTCCATTTCGGCTACTAAATTGTACAGTTCATCCAAAATCGATGCCACGTATCAAAAGAAAACGACAGCACCGGTCAATGCTTTGCTGATGCCCGACGCTAGCGGTAATTTAGTCGACAGCGGACTGACACCCACAGCCATCCAAGCGTGCTGCACGCAAGCTGTCAGTGCCGCCACCAATTCCCTATTGAAAACCGATATTGTCGACACGTCCACATCAGCGACGAAACTCTATTCGTCGAGCAAAATCGATGCCACCTATCAAAAGAAAACTACCGCGCCAGCCAATGCTTTGCTCATGCCTGACGCTAGCGGCAACCTAGTGGACAGCGGCTTAACACCGACGTTCATCAACGCGTGTTGCACACAAGCTTCCAACGCGTTGACGGCCAGCACAAACGCTCTAGTGAAAACGGATATCGTCGACACTTCGACATCGGCTACTAAATTGTACAGTTCAACCAAAATCGATGCCACCTATCAAAAGAAAACGACAGCTCCTGCTAATTCTATTCTCATGCCGGACGCTAGCGGAAATTTAGTCGACAGTGGCTTGACGAAAACATCTATCGAAGCGTGCTGCACGCAAGCCGCTAATGCCGCTACCAATTCCCTATTGAAAACCGATATCGTCGACACTTCGACATCGGCTACCAAACTCTATTCGTCGAGCAAAATCGATGCCACCTATCAAAAGAAAACCACCGCGCCAGCCAATGCTTTGCTCATGCCTGACGCCAACGGCAACCTAGTGGACAGCGGCTTGACACCGACGTTCATCAACGCGTGTTGCACGCAAGCTTCCAACGCTCTAGCTACAAGCAATAACTCTTTACTAAAAACCGATATTGTCGACACGTCCACATCCGCTACGAAACTGTATTCGTCTAGCAAAATAGATGCCACGTATCAAAAGAAAACTACGGCTCCCGCTAATGCTATTCTAACGCCAGACGCTAGCGGTAATCTAGTAGATAGTGGTTTGACGAAAACATCTATAGAGGCGTGTTGCGCTCAGGCCGCCAATGCCGCCACCAACTCTTTGTTGAAAACGGATATCGTCGACACGTCCACGTCAGCCACGAAATTGTATTCGTCCAGCAAGATCGATGCCACTTTCCAGAAAAAGACGACGGCTCCGGCCAAAGCTCTGCTGATGCCCGATGCTAGCGGTAATTTAGTCGACAGCGGTTTGACTCCCACGTTTATCAACGCGTGCTGCACGCAAGCTTCCAACGCTCTCGCTGCTAGCAATAATTCGTTGTTGAAAACGGATATCGTCGACACGTCCACTTCTGCCACGAAATTGTATTCGTCCAGCAAAATCGATGCGACCTATCAGAAAAAGACGACGGCGCCGGCTAACGCTCTGCTGATGCCCGATGCTAGCGGTAATTTAGTCGACAGCGGCTTGACTCCCACATTTATCAACGCGTGCTGCACGCAAGCTTCCAATGCTCTCGCCGCCACCAACAACGTCCTCTTGAAATCCGATATTAAAGATTCCGGCTTATTGGGTGCTCCGTCTACCACTTCATTGTGGTCATCTAGTAAAATAGATTCGACTTTTCAAAAGAAATCGACGGCTCCGGCTAATACGTTGTTGATGTTGGATGCTAATGGTAATTTAGTGGGTGCCGGTTTCACTTCCGCTCAGCTTGAAACGTGCTGTTCGACTTCCAATCAAAGCGCGACTTCAACCAGTTTGTTGTATCTCCAGTACACCAACGTGTTTGCTTATTTTAATGCTGTAGCCAATACGTGGACTTTGGCGTCGTACTTTACCAAACGTTACGACACTACCGGCGGCTGGTATGCTAGTGGAAAATTTCAACCTAAAAAAGCCGGCGTGTGGTCGATTCGCGCGACTGCTTGGGCTCCTCGAACATTGGGCGGTAATCGTATTCATTTTTGTTTGGCTCAAAATGCGGCCATGAATCCCTTGTGGCAAGACGTCAATTCGTGGAATAATTCCACGCAAAGTAATTTGACAACATTTACGGCTAAAGTCGACGCTATTTTTGTTTTGAATGGATCCACCGATTACGTGTCGGCGTATTTTATGACCAATTCGTTGCCGCAGGATTTCGACGTTTTGGAAAATTGCAACATGTTTCAAGCCTACTATTTAGGTGGCGCTTAGATTCAAATCACTTTCTGAGAGATTCGAATCTTTATTCTATCGAAGGAAACGACGTCAATTCACTCGTGGTCAAACTTGTACTACTACTGCTACTGCCATTATTTCTGACTCGTTGAATGATTGTTCCCAGTAATCCGCCGATAATCATAGTGATTCCTACGTAGAGCAACCATTGGTATCTATCGGTAGTTTTAACAGCGGTAACGTCAACGGCGGCCAATTGAACGACTCCTTGCGGGTAAAACTGAAATTTACATCCGTCGCCGCTCTTGTAGAAAGTGATTTCGGGCACTTGTTTGGCGACGGTGCCACCCGTTTCCGTCAGACGAGCGTCGACGACGCGACACGATGACGATTTCAGGCACGCATCCATGGCTTGCCGAACGATAGTCGTCCTTGGAACGCTACCGTCCACATTACCGGTACAGGTGTCTCTGAACGGTCGCGTGTAATTGGACGATTTCATGTACGTTTTTCCTAGGGTAAAGTACAAGGCAAAAAACACGCCTCCGATGGCGATCATGAGAGGAAAAACGAAACGCAAAGCGTTGGACGTGACTCGCGCCGCGACCAGCACGGGCACGAGCACGAAAGCCAAAACGGCCGCCGCTAACCAGGCCAAATTGAAACCTTCCAATTTCGATTCGGCTTCCTGATTCAATCGTTGTTGCACGTCGTCGATGGCTTTCACGCCGAGCACGCTTTTCAGCGCGCACTTGTCGAATATTTCGCTCATCTGACTCAGAACGTTGTTGGTAATGTTGACGCTACCTTTGACGTTCTTGATGGTGATGCTTTGCACGTTGTTGGCGTTCAACACGCACGATTGACGGATAGCGTTGTTGATGGTCGTTTGGCTTTTCACGATAGATTCTGCCGTATTCTTGGCATCGTCAAAAGTAAAAAAATTCAATCCGCTCACCAACGATTTCGCCAATTGATCGAGTTGCACGCCGATTCTTTTTTGCGAATCGACATTACTGATGCTGTCCATCAATACCGTCATGTTGACTTTGGCCGTTTGCGTGATGGTGTTGCCGCTAATGTTGACATCGCCACCGCTACCGTCGACGCTGATGATTTGCGTGTTACTCGTACTAATGGTGCTCGTCTGTACCGTTTCAGCGGCTATTTTCGAATAGATATCTACGACTGCTTTAGCTACGTTAGTCGATTTAGCATTTCCCATTTATTATGCTTCTTTTACAACAAGGAAAATATTTTTTCTAATGTCAATGGATTCAAGAAATTTTCATAGTGATCCATGCACGTTTTCCAATTGTTCGGTCCGCATCCGGTGGCTTTGAATTGATCCGTCTTGTCCTGGCGCACGCGGTAACCGTACCACGCTCCGACTTTATCGGTTGACGCCGCGTCTTGATTGGCATCTTCCTTCCAGTGGCACTCGACGACGCAATCCGTTTCCTCGCCACGATACTCGCTGCACGGTGTGAATTCGACCAGAAAATAATTGGCGTCTGTATCGGGAGGCGTGTCGTTCAATTCGTCGTACTGCGCTCGAGCAATGAGGCACCAACATTTGCCGTCTTTGATGTAGAAATCGACCGTGTCGTTGGACTTTTTGTATTTGTACACGGGACTTTTGCCGTGAACTCGCGTTAAAATGAAGCCCTCATCGACGCTATCGTAATGATCTCGAATGTAATTGAACGGGTACGACGTAAAGACGCAATTGTTGAGAAATAGGATCTTGTTGTCGACCAATTTTTTCAGGGAATCGTGTCGTTTCGTGTAATCCACTCGAAAACTGTTGGTCTCAAACAGATAAATAACGTCGTCTTTGTTTTCGTCGCCTTTGATGTATTCGCCGTAGGCCACGAATTCCATGTGAGGAAACGTCGGCACTTGGCACACTCTCTTTTCGTTGATGTCGTACGCGTATCCGTCTCCGTTGATGGCCACCAGTTCTCCATCACGTTTCTTGGTCACGCCGTACAAACCGTGAATGGTCGGTACCGTAGCGGCAGTCAATGAGAAGGGTTTCTTGAAGAAGCGAAACAACATTGTGTGCAGTGTGTTCAGAGGATACTGTTAAACTTCCAACCTAGCGATTTAAAGATAGTTTTGCAAATTTTATCTGTCAATAGTTTTCTTTCATTGGATTTTATCAACATGAAATGATCAGCGTGAACGTTGATATTGTGATGCTTTAGTAGTAAAAATAAGATGTATTGTGTATTAAAATTTTTCTTATTCAATTCCTTGAAATTCTTCAACTCCATATTGATGATGTCAAATTCTTGCAAGAGCTGCTCTTCAATGAAGGAAATGTCGCACGGAGGTTGACCCGTAATCAAATGGTGAATCAACACGTAGTCGTCATAGTACTTACTGTAGCCTAAATTTTTCATAATCATACACACGTGACTGAGACTGATGGTCGTCAACCGATAGTCGCTCAAATGGTTACTAATATTTTCTAAAATAGTTGGAGGTATAGTGTTCTTTTGTTTACCCTGAAAACGTATCATGCAGTCGCGAAAATGTTGGTTTCGATCGTAAATGTATTTGGGATTGACGCGCGTCGTGTCCGTATTGCTCGACTGTATAAAGTAGACTTTCTCCGATTTGCACGTGTAGCAAATGTTGACTGTTTCGTCGAAAAAGTAGCCGAGAGTCGAACCGCAATACTGGCACGTGTTCGGATCGTCTTTTTGCTGATCGACCACTTTGACGTTGTAGTAGTACTTTTTGTAGCAATCAAAAATTTCCCAAAAATTTTTCACCACGTACGTTTTACGCGCGTGATGCTGCTGCTTGGTGCCGTCCTCTTTCTGGAAGAACGTGTTCACCGTCGGCATTTGCATCAGCTGCACGTACTCTTTGAGAATCGAACGAATTTCTACGAAATAGAAACGAATAAAATTAATATTTTTAATGGTGGTACGAATCTCGTCCAGATCGTCAATCAAGTGACTGCGAACGCGTTCCGAGAGCCACGGTTGCGACAGGTAGTCGCACACTTGTTGTTCGCGAGTCGTCAACCCTTCTAGCTGACTAATTTCCTCCTTAAAATGTGTTTCTATTTGTTTGTGAAATTCCAAGATATTATCCATCTTTACATCTAAACTAGGAATTTTTAATCAACAAAAATCTATTCTGGCGTTATAATAAATATATTATCAAAAAATGGCGCAATCGAATATCACTTCAGGATTTATTGATATTGCAACATTGGATGAGATCGAAAAGTACATGTACTCGGGACCCGATGCCATCGTTTACTTTGTCCGCTCCACCTTGAAATCGACTTGGTTCACTCAGATTCCCGTATTGTTGTCGCGCAACAACGGCAATGCCGGTTTCGGGCAAGAGTGGAGTGTCAGCGTCAGTCGCGCCGGTGACTACCTCATTCACGTGTGGCTTCGCGTCGTCGTTCCCGCCGTCACTCTCAAAATTACCAATAGCTTTGCCGCCAACGGTCGCCTTCGTTGGACCAAAAATTTCATGCACAATCTCATTCGAGAGACGAGCATTTCTTTCAACGATTTGTTTGCTCACACCATCCACAATTATCATTTGGATGCCTATTCTCAGTTCACTGTCGAAGCTAGTAAACGCGCCGCTTACGATCAAATGATTGGCAACATTGGCGACATGATCGATCCTCACGGTCCAGGAGACACTATTCCTAGTCAAACGCTCAATCTCGTTTTACCCTTCTTTTTCACTCGCGATGTTGGCGTCTCTCTACCCACCGCTGCCATCCCTTACAACGAGATGCACATTAATTTCCAGTTCCGCGACTGGAAAGAATTGCTCATTTTGGACAATGCAGCCGCCGCCGGAGCTCAAGTCAACGTGCCTGTTGTCGGTGTCGATATCGATGCCGCTCCCGTCTTGGAAAGCGTTCAAGTATGGGCCAACTACGCCATCGTCAGCAACAAGGAACGTATTCTGATGGGTAAATCTCAACGTACCATTTTGATTGAACAAGTTCAAATCGCTCCTCGTCAATCGTTCAATCCCAAAGCCAATCCAGTTCCTAGCTACGACGTTCGTTTCAATCACGCCGTCAAAGCCCTCTTTTTCCAGGTTCGCAATTCCACATTTGCCAATCAGTGGTCCAATTACACGACTGCCTCTCCCGTCGTCACTCCAACTACTACAGCTATCGATTACGAAAGCCGCTACGCTCGCGATCCCATCAAGCACACGACGCTCATCTACGAGAATTCCAATCGTTTTTCCAACATGGGTAGCGATTATTTCAGTCTAGTCAATCCCTACTATCACGCTCCAGCTTGTCCCACCGACACTGGCTACCATTTGTATTCGTATTCGTTGAAATTCAACGATCTCGATCCCATGGGCAGTACCAATTACGGTAAATTGTCCAACGTCAGCTTGGTGCCAGCTGCTAGCGATGACGCCATCATAGCCAGTAACGGCACAGGCCCCGTCTTGTCGGGCACCAATTTCGGTCAGACGTTCGAATTTATAGTCACCGTCATCGTCAACAATATTATCCGCATTGCCGGCGGTACAATGGGTTTCCCTGTTTTGTAAATTGAGAGTTTAAAAAGTGAGCTTGTACTAAGAAATTATTATATTATTATAATGAGTCTAAGATTGAAAAAAGAAAGATGGCAACCGGACCCGTTTGTGCCGCCTTTGACGTTGGAAGAAACGCGAGCCGCTTGCGCCGCATTGCACATTGTCGACTACCCGCAGGTGGAACGCGCCGTTCAAGATCCACCCATCGAAGGTCAAAAGTATGCTCTTTTTAGTTTTTTCCCAGCCGCTCCCGGCGGCATCAACAAGTACAACGTGTTGGCTTTCGCCAAAATTAGAGGCGTCTACGCCACCGAAGAAGAAGCGGCTACGGCTGCCAGAAAAATCATCAGAAAAACAGACAGTTGCAACAAGATTCACACCGTCGTCGTCGGTCGTCCTTTCCCCATCTGTGAAGCCATCATGGGTAAAGTCGTCGATAAGGTTGTTCTCGATGACGACTATCAACAGGCCGAAAAAGAGATGCGAAAACGCGCCGAGGCCAGCGAACAGGACACGACTCGAGAACTTCAAGATCGAACCAAAGCGCTACTGGACGACGTTGACGAAACCAAAGCCAAAGATCCCGTTGAAACGTACATTGTCAAACGCAACAAAATGGCCACCATCGCCGCTCTGTACACTCAACACTTGGAGCAAATCGAAAAATTTAAAACGATCATGATTAAAACTCATGGTGAAATTATCGAGTTGGAAACGCCTGAAATTCTCGCTTGCTACCAACAAGTTTACGACGCCAAATGTCAAGAATCAGGCATTGTCCCCGACGCCGTTATACAATCCTATTTTAAAACGATACCATCCTTTGATTTTTTAAATAATAAATGTTAGAAAGAAGTCAAATCATCGCCATAATAATAATTATGATTGTGACTCCTTGGCTCATGTGGATGACGATCCCTTTTGGTAGAGATGGCGGCAGTAGTCCGTCTCCAGGTGGTGGTGGTGGTGGCGGCGGAAGTCCTACTCCCGGTGGTGGTGGTGGTGGTGGCGGGGGTACCACTCCTCCGAAACCGGGTCCGACCCCGAACGGCGCGTTCCCCACGTCGCAAGAAATCATGTTTAAATCCAAAGAGGAATGTCAGACGAAAGGCGGTGTCTTGAACTGGGTCGGCGATTCGGTTTTGTTGACGTGCAACAATATCGTCCGTTTTGGACAGCCCGAATCGCCCATTTTCAATGAATTGGATCAAGTCAAAGCGGCTATCGCTTCGGGCGCTTTGAAACCGGCTACGGAAAAAGATCGATTGGTCGAATACTTTAAACTCGTCTATCCCAATTCACCGGCGACATCGTGGTCGTCGATGAGCGAAGCCGATCTCGTCGGTCGCTACCAAAAATTGGAAATCTACTACAAAATGCCTCCGGAAATTCAACCAGCCACGCCCATTACACCTCGTCGCGATGTGACGAATCAGTTTTTCCGCGTACCCAACGGCGTGACTCTCGATCAAGACGCCAATGTTTTGGGTCAAGTTGGACCCTATTTGGAAGTCATTCGTTTCGGACCCATGTACTCGTTTTTCGCCGACCCGACTCTTTTTGTCGGCACCTATTACTATCCCGTTCGCGGTTCGGGACTCTACTTGCCGTTGGGTAAAACCTTGGTGGCCTACAACAAAGTGCACGCCATGAAACTGTTGGGTGCCGCCAACGACCAAATCGTTTTGTACGGCGGTCGTGATTTCCAGTCGTTTTTGCGTCGCGATTCGGAATCGGCTGAATTTACAGCCGATGCTTTTGTCAGCGTGTGCGCCGTCAACAAACGAGCGACCAGCAACAATCCCGGTTGCGATAAAATCTTCAACTATTTTGCCAACACTATTCGCTACAAAGCCAAAGCTCTCGATCGACTCGTCGGCGAAATGGCCGCCGGTAAATCTCTGAGGTACGACACTCGAGCCGTCAACGGTGTCACTAAAAAGACGTTGGTCTACTACGGTTGCGGCGACACGGGCGATAAATTTCTGGCTCAATTGGCTCGCAATCGCGGCTACAATACGTTGCAATTTTTGCGCGAAGCTCAAATGGAATTGGACGGAGACGCCATCGTCGGCTATGAACTGTTGCATCTCGTCGAAAATGCCTACAGTCAAACGGCCCTCATGCGACTCGATCCCATGCGTATGCCATTGTACATGCCCGAGGGAACGACTCCGGCCATTCCACCAAACTATCTATTGACTAAAGATGTTATGAGCGTCGACGTGAAGGCCGTCATCAATTCAGAATTTAAACCGTTTAATCAAAAAGTCTTTGACATTGATCTCATTGTACAAGAACGAAATTCGAGAGCTCCAGCACCTCCGCCAAATCCAAATCCAGCACCTCCGCCAAATCCAAATCCAGCACCTCCGCCAAATCCAAATCCAGCTCCAGCTCCAGCTCCAGCTCCAAATCCAGCTCCAGTAGTCGTGGGCGCTTCTTGGGGTCGTCGTTATTAAAAAATTTCAAAAATATATAATGTGTTTTTGAAATTTAATCCGAAGAGTCTTCCGTATCCGAAGCCAAAACGCTAGTGATTTTACTAAACATCAGAGGAATGTCTCGCATGCCGTCGTCGGTCACGGTTGTCGACGACGTCGTGATGGTGGTCGAGGCGGCGGTCGTCGATCGTTGCTCTTTCAATTTCTTTTGGTGTTTGCTGCATTTCGTCGTGTTTCCGGAATTCTTTTGACCGCACTGTTGCCCGATACGTTGACCTTTGGTGAACGTGTGAGTGCACTTGTTGTCGTCGTTGACTAAAGTCGCTACAGTATCAGGGTCACTGCCATTCCACAACGTTCGCAGTTCCAATTCGTTCAGAGAATACCTGACAGATATTCTATCTATAAATGCGTCCACTGTATTTTGTTGTGCTTTAACCAAGTCATTGAGTAGTTCTAAAATGGTACTGACTAAATTTTCCGACATGGTGAACGTTTGATGCAACTTTCAAAACACGAGCGTTCGTCACCGTTTCAATTCCACGACTACTTGGCATTGTCAGCAACACAGCTTAAATAACCCACAATGGGTTTCTTTTTAGTTCCATGCGCTGGGCATCGTTTCAATGTCGAGACTGATTTACCTTTTTTTATTTCAGGTAAATGTAGAATAAATTATGAACAATTATCTGACGTATTCTCAGCTTCAGGGAAATCAACCTCTGAACAATAAAAGTATGGATAAAACCTCTCATTACGAAAAAGAAAAACCACCTCGTGACTACCCGCACGCTCACGGTCAACCGTTGACGCAAATGCCCCAGTTTTCCGATGTTCTCGCCCACTCACCGGCCAGACAATCGCATTCCATCATGGCGAAAGAAGTAGTTCCTCTGCATCCCGCTCATCCTGCAGCGCAACCCGTCAAACACACGGCCGTCGATAAAATCGTGCGGCAACATCGCAGCGACAACGACCACGGCGGCGAAGATTGTCCCATTTTCAGTCTCTACAAAACCGATTTGCAATTCAACAAGTACATTGCCGCCACGGTCGCTGCTGCTGCTCATCAAAATGTCTTTCCCGTCGAATTCGATTGGCGTCATCACGTGTCTCTTCCCGTCGCCCGTCATCAGGGAACGTGTGCCAACAATTTCGCCGTCACCGTCGTCTCGACTCTGCAAGATCGACGCATCGTTCACGGCGAACCCGCGTTCGACTACACACCTTGCATGAAATGTCACTCGGCCGAAGGTAATGCCGCGCAACTTGTCAGTCAATTGTCGTCGTCGACCACGCCGCGTTGCTCGTGTCTCTCTAAAATTCAAGCCACCGTCGACAATGTGCGCTGGCTGACGGACATTGACGCCATCAAACAAGCGATCGTCACTCAAGGACCCGTCATAGCCGGTATGTTGGTCTACTCCAATTTCTTGTCGGGTCATTTCGGTGAACACGGCATCTATCTCGATCGTGTCGTCACTCATCATCCGCACACCAAATTCGCGTCTCCCGCGTCTCTCGTCGGCGCCATCACGGTCGTCATCGTCGGTTGGGGTGTCGCCGCCGACGTGCAAACCAGTTCTTTCACCTACGAATCGGTTCCCTACTGGATTTGTCGCAACACTTGGGGCCCGCAATGGGGACCGAACGATGGCTACTTTAAAATCGCGACGCATCGTCACAATAAACATGTGCAACTCGAACGACCCTTTCATTACAAGCAAGCCCAGTGCGGTGGAGTGATCACGTTCGATTTACGTCCCCTAGCCAAAGAGTCGGCTTGGTCCACTTACGGCATTCCTATAGCTGTCGCCGTCCTACTTGTCGTAATGCTTTACGGAGTTAAATTGAAACTTAAAAGCGTGCGCAGAAGGTAAAAACGAAAACGAAATGTTTTGTCTATTTGAAAATTATTTATCGTCAAAAGATCGAGACGTTCAACCAGTCGACCATGTCGACGTTGAATGTCAGCACGTCTACTTTGAAAATAATGACGGGACATTTTGCAATCGTTGTCGTCAACAAATGACGTGTCAAAACACCAACCAGGACCAAATTCAACAAAAGGCCAACATTGGCATTCGTAAAGAAATGGAATTTTTAAATCTCAGTCCGGAAATTGTCGAAATGACCAACAAGTACTTTATCATGGCCTGTAATCAACGTATTCATCGCGGAAACTACCGAAAAGCCATCATTTGCGCGTCGCTCTTTCACGTCTTGATGCTGAAAAAATGTCCTCAAAGTTACGACACGGTCATCAGGTGGTTTGGCTTGACCAATCATTTCGCCAATAAAGGCTTCAATTTAGTCAAACTAAAAATACCCGAATTGTGCTACCTGCGCGAGTCGTACTCGGACACGGCCGACATGATTTTCAAACACATCGGTCTCGAAAGGGACGAGACCTTTTTGAAATTCATCAATCGTCCCGATATTATGGCTTTTATTCGTACGAAAATCAATCGACGCATGTACATGATTGTCGCCGCTTTTGTTTTCATTTACATTCGCCGGCAATACAATCCCTCTATTGTTCTCGTGGATTTCTGTACCAAATTGGAATTGTCACCCACCGTTGTCGAACGCATTCTGAAATCTATTCCCCAAGAAATACATTTCTAAAAAAGTGTGAAAATTTTTTAGAAATATTTGATTTCATCTACATAAAGCTATTTGAGAGAGACTGCGCGCGCTCATCATGTCTCAAGCCAGGTACGATCAATGTGAACGCTTGTTGCGCACAGACGTTCACAAATTTGCTCTCGCTCTCATGGTGGACTACTCGTTTCAAAATACCATCGACTGGCCGAATCTTTTTAAACAGCTACCGCTTCACATCTCGTTCCCCGTGCACGTGCCCGAAAGCTTTAAATTGAAACTCGTCGAATCGCTGGTTGATTGGAAAAAAATGAGCCGCGAACCCGAACTCGCCACCGATATCATCGATATTTACGGTCACCGGTTGGACTGGTCGCTCATTTTACAGCATCGTTGCATCCCTCTACCCGCCGCCATCGTCGCCAAATATCAATCTAAATTCGATCGAGCCATTTGTCAGCTGTTGAACGATATTATTTAGAGATTTCCTACCACATCTTGACTCTCTTCAATCACGTATCCATATTTCTCTTTCAAAAGATCTGGATTCGTTTCTTTGACGGCCTTCCATCTTTTGCCTAGCTCTCGTCTGACGTCGGACGCGTTCATGTCGGGATGATCCTTTTTGATGGCGCGTCGTTCGTCGGTACAAAACAAATTATAAATACTCGGTCGGGCGTTCTTTTTCGGTCGCACTTTACTCTCCAAATACTTGTTGTAGCGCTCCCTGTCGACCATAGCCTTGTCGATAAACGGTTGTTTCTCCTGGTCGCTCAAATTGCGCCACGACTCTCCGAAAAGAATCATGACCTTGTTGGGTTTGATGCCGGGATTGGTTTCCAAAATCTCGCGACGTTTCGACTCGCAAAAAAAGAGGTAAGCGCTAATGTTTCGCTGAGGTCCCTGGACGACTTCTCTCTGTTTCAAGCCCAACATCAATCCCACGCGTTTCTGAGTCTCGCCGCTGTGCCATTTCTCGATCAGGTCCACGTTGCCAAACAAAAAGTCGTCCGACATGAATTGATTGATAGCATTAAGGATGGATAATTTGGATTTCGAAATCATGGTAATGGTTTTCTTAATGATGGACTACTTTTAACTAAATTAAACTGTGAGGAGAGAATAAAAAATCATGTTGACACCGGCTATTTGTCAAGATTTGGTAATGAAAACGAGTGACGCGTGCGGGTGCGGTCCCTTGGACGGCTGTCAACATCCGCGACACCAGCGACCCTACAAAATGCACGAATGGATGACGCGCGTACAGGCCATGAACAATTTGACCAACAAGCAGGGACGAGTGTACACGGCTACTGTCCGTCACGACGACGTCGATCATCGCGTCGTTCTCAAGCATTTCAACAAGCCGGCACTGTTTGATCACGCCCGACGCGAGTACGTGGCCGGACAGCACCTCAACGCTCTCAACGTGCCCATGTTTGTCGAAACGTACGCCTCGTTTCATCGCAATTCAGGACCCTACAACTTGACGCGTTTCGTCGACGGTGAAACCTTCAAATCGGCCATGTCGAAAATGTCGCGTCAAAAATTCATCACGCTCACCATGCAAATGTGCGTCGCGCTTGAAATGGCTCAATCGGCCTTCCGTTTCGGGCACTACGATTTACATTTGGAAAACGTCTTGATTCATTTTTCTAGTAAAAAAACGCAAATTCTTTTCGATCAATATCACGTGTCTTTTTCCAATTGTTTCAATCCCGTCATTATCGATTTTGGCATGTCGTGCGGCAGCGATAGCGTCACCGGTGAAACGTGGGGCATGCGACAGCTCGAAAAGAAAGGCATCTACGAACATTTGCGTCCCGGCTACGACATGTTTGTCTTTTTTCTCTACTGTCACCAAGAGCCGGGTAAATTCGCCTTCTTTGACATTGTCGTCAAGGTGCTGGAGAGTTTTTACAAACACGACGTCGATCAGCCGCGTCAGTATTTGCAAACGTTGCGACGCGGAGCCGACAGTAAAACACCCAAACAGCTCTTTGAATTTCTCGTCCAATTCTCGACGCACGTCATAGTCAAACCTCGACGCGTCTACACGCTAGGCGCCATCCAACCTCCGCCACCAGATGCCGTCATTGACACGTACGTCGACAGCGTCTTTTATCAGCAGTTACCGTCGGCAGAGTTGACACCTCAATCGGACGCCATGGCTTTTCGCTCGAGTAAATCCGTGGAATTCAAAATCAACATGTATTACAAGATTTGCCAAACGTCGCTGACGTCGTCCTACGAAAAATGGATCAAGATATTTGAGCGCGAAGTCAAGAAATACTGGAAAGAAAAAGACGCTCAAGAAGCTCGAAAAAGAATTAAATGGCAATTACCTGTTTCAGAAATTGCCAATGCGTCTTGAACGTGGACTATAAGGACACGGCCGATTTCTACGAAGATGACGACAAACCCAAACAGTGTGCCGGCGTTTGCGTCGTCAGTCGTCGCGGTATTTTAATCAATCAATCGTACAATCTCTACTGGGGTATTCCGAAAGGCATCGTCAACGAAAGCGAATCGTTGCGCGAGTGCGCCGTTCGTGAACTTTTCGAAGAGACCAACCTCAAGTTGGATAAGAGTCAACTGACGCGCAACATGTTCAAATTCAAGTACAAAAACATTAGCCGTCAAGTGTGCGTGTTTTTCGCTCACGTTGACGCCGTTGACGTTTTACCTAGGATAAATACGGGAAACGATGCCGAATCTACCGGCTGCGGTTTCATTCATCCCAAATGTCTCCTCGAATTATTTTATTCTGGAAAAATTAAGATTAATTATTTCACTAGGGTTCTCATTAATAAAATCTTTTTATGACATGAGAAAAAAGCCGACATCCTGGTGGCGAAACATTGGCAAAGGTCGTTTGTTTCTCATTGCCTTTGTCACGCTGTGCGTGTACGCCATTTTCAGACGTGCCCGCGGCGTTCGCGGCACTAGCGACCCCCATTTGCTCGGCAGCGATTGGCGCCAACGTTTTCCTCACGCTTTCAGACCAGTAGACACGTCCATTAGTACTTCAACCGCGCCGGCCGACAGTCGCGGTGAATTGGCTTGCCGACGTCACTTGGAGGAGCGCTTCAATCGACCCTTTCCCAAAAAGCGTCCCACTTTTTTGCGCAATCCCGTCACTAAAGTCGATCTCGAATTGGACTGCTACAACGCTGAGCTGGCTCTCGCCGTAGAATATCAAGGTAAACAGCATTACCACTACGTGCCTCATTTTCACTCGTCGCGTGACGCTTTTCTCAATCAAAAGTATAGGGATCAAATTAAAAGAGATTTGTGTTTGAAAAACAATATTGTTTTGATTGAAGTTCCCTATACAGTCATTGATATTGAATCGTTTTTGGATTTGAAACTGAAAGAGCATGGATACATCTAAACCGTCACACGTCAGACAATTATTTCCAGTAGATTCTTTGCCTCTGACGCCTTCACCTTCGCCGCCGCGTCGAAAAATCGCCGTCGCCGTTCGTCGTCGCTTTCTTACCCCCCATCCCCCGGTTCCTCTGCATCAGCTCATGTCGGAAATGTCTCTCGTCGGATCATCGGAACGTAAACGCAAGCAAACGTCGCCTCGTAAATTCACCGTCGGTCCCAAACGCAAAGCGCCATCGTCGGGAGTGGACCGATCGCCGCCACTTTCAGAACCTGTACAAAAATCTAAGAAAAAATCTCAACGTCCAGATTTGGTTCATCCTCACCATCAGACTAAACTTTTGGTTCCATTTGTGGTCAAAGCCGGTGATCGATTGATTAAGAATCTTTTCCCTTCTCAGACCATCACTATGCAAAAGAACGAGTACGGACTGTACGTGTACGAGGGTTTCGTTTTGGATAAGAAATCCGTGGTTGGTAAATATCTGGGTGATGGTCAAGTTACGCCTTTGACTGACGAAGATTTTGAAAAGGCCAAAGAATTAAAAATTATAATATAAATGTCTCAGTTATATCAGTGTATTAAACAAGCCTCGATAAAATACATGGATGTCGACCCGAGAGAAATGCGAGCCTTCATTTTGAAATGTAACAAAACATTAGACATGCAATGTATCATGATGGAAATTGTGGACCATTTTGTCGACGAAACGGCGACCAAAGTCGGTGCCGTTCGTTGCGATGAAGACGACTACATCAACATGGTTCTCGACTTGGAAACGATTCCTTTTAAATTGATGGTCTTGTTTTACACTTTCCTGTCGTTTCACGCCAACAGTGTGGCCGTCGATCGACAGCGATTGGGACATTGAATAAAATTTCAAAGATGTTAAAATTTTTGAAATTTAACCGACAGCCACTGATGTGCCGCCGGCCACTGGTACTTCTACTGGTGCCGTGTTACACTTTTCCATGTGGCTAATAATGATGCTCTCGTCTAGACTTGTCGTCATTCCCACATTGCTAAAGTGTACGTTCTTATCGTTTTTCAGCATATTTTTCAGTTCTTTGCAAACGTTAATGTTCAAACAGTCGTTTTCGTAAATAGTCTTACACAACGAATATTTGGAGGCGAGTTTGGATTTGCGGCTGTTGACGTAGTTTGATTTGCCGCGGACAATTATATATTGATCGTCTTCGATTTTGACGAGTGAAATTTTTTCGTAACACGTTCGTTTCATGATCTTTTTGGAGATTTCCAATGGCTGGTGCTGAAATATGCAGCCGCCACTGTCGGCGATCGTGTCGAAATAGTTTTTCACGACGAGACAAAAATCGCGACACACGCGTTCGACGATCGTCTCGTTGATGCCACTCACAATAACTTTTCCCGATTGAAAAACGAGAAAAGTGATGTAATAGTCTTTGCGTTCATCTAGACCCAATTTTTTACTGCTGACGCAATCTTTGTAAGGCACGTGCTCTACAAAGCTGACTTCGTCAAAGAAGCTGACGTTACGGTGCATGACCTCGGTCGTTCCGACGTTGTACTTGCACGTGAACGTGCCGGATGTTTGTGAATTGAAGCACGTGTAGTTATTATAGTGAGGAGCTATCGTTTGGAAAAAAGTCATTAGACTGTCGGGTTCAATAGGACGATTAAGGTCAAGGACAAAATTACTCATAACTTCGTAAATATAAATTTCGCAAGTATCATTTTCGTACATTTTGGGATACAATAGTTTAAGTAAAGA